GCTTGTATTTCTATAGTTGCATTTGCTAAAGTATAAGTTGCATCCTCGTCTGTTACTTGAAAGTAATATGGACTTCTTATTTTTATTCTTGTACTCATTCTGTTGTGTATTGTAAAAATTCGTCTATGTCTAATGCAAAGGCTTGTATAACCTCTTCGGGTAAATTCATAAAGGCTTTCTCAAAAGGCTTAGTAAAAAACAACGTAGCTTTTATCCCTTTACGATAAACACTTGTAGCTATTGCATACTTTAAACTTTTTCTGGTTATAAATCTTCCTTTATCGTCTCGTATTCCTTTTATGCCTTTCTTAATTACCCACTTGTCTAAACTCTTTGGAGGTATCATCTTAAACCTACCCGAATACTTGTAAGGACTTTGCCTACTCTCTGCGTATGTACTCTGACTTCCTTGTACCCCTTCGTCTATAAACTTACCGTACTCCATCATAAAGAACTCCATAAAAACAGAGTTAGGCATAACCTTTAAGTCATACCCTAAACTACCGTACAAGTCCCCTGTAGCGTTTATTTTATTCTTGGTAAGGTTCGTACGGGATTGTTGTACTACATACTTACCAAACTTGTTTAGTTCTTCTTTTACGTTTTTTAACATACGTCTACATCGTTTTCTATTATAACCTCAAAGGTTATCACAACACCCGCTACTTGATTCTCAAACCTATCCGTAAAAGGCTCTATAGTTGCATCTCCTTCTACTTGGTACTTGTCTACAAATAGAGTTCCTATCCGCATCTTCTGGACTAACTTGTTTACTACCGCTAGTTGGGTGTTTAAGACATCCTGTTCGTTGCTTCTCTCAAACCCATCGTCTTCCTCTTTGGTTACATCTACTAAGTCCATAGCTATTACACTTACACTAAATCGTAAGACCTGTTCGTTACTTGTGATAGCGTTTAGTATTACGTGGCTTAAAGGATAGATAGTTTGTTTTTCTAAGTCTACCTGTGTGATGTCCCCGAAAGTAACCTTATTAACATCTATGTCTGATTCTAAGGTTTCTCGTATCTTCTCTAGTACTCTGTATAATCCGTTCATCTGTATTTTTTCTTTAGTTCTTGTGCTTCTATTTCTGACCGCTCTTTCTCAAAACTCAACAAGGTCAAACATTGATGTACTCCTAATGTAGTGATATGTTCAAATCGTCTAAGGTCTCCTTGAGCAAGTTGATATATTGATTGATACCAACCCCATTTTTCTCCGAATTGAGATACTGCACTATACGACTCTCCTCCTCCCGCTCTAAATAGTCCGTCATAAGTCTGGATAAGTCTATCCCTAAACGGTAAAAAAAAAGCAAGGAAGATATAACTACATCTAAAGGCATATCCTTTAAGTGTTCCGCATCTACTACGTCATAGTCCACTATATTGTATCGTTCTCCGTATTTGTCTTTTATGGGTCTGTATAGTACCGACATCGCCCTATGCATATTCTTCCAATCTCCTAAGAACGTATCTAAGTCTATGTACTCTCCGAAACTAATATCATCAAGGTTAGGTATAAAACCGTATTCCTGTCCCTTTAGAGAGAACTTTCTTATAAGTTGAGGTTGTTGGTTCAATAGTTCGTCTAAGTGGCTTATAATGGCTTTAACGTCCTTTATACGCATAGACATCGCTTCGGTTAGTTTAACCCCACAGAATATCTCTAACATCTTCTGCGCTACAAATTGTTCGTCTGTTTGTTCTATCCTCAAGAACTTCTGATACTGCCCTAATGTAATCTCGTTTAGAGAATCGGGTACGTTTATTTCTAACTTCATATCTATATAACGAAATCTAAACCCGATTTTTAAAATAAAGGCAAAAAAAAAGACTCCCCGAAGGGAGTCCTATCTGACCTAATAGGTCTTGACTAACTAAACAAAAAAATGAAAAATCACATATTGTTTGTTCTTTTGGAGAATAATAAGTCCTGTGCTGCTTCAAGACATTCTTCGTGCGATGCGTGTCTGTATACTACTACTTCACTCTCGTCTTCTACTTGCCAATCTTCTCCTAATGATGGTCTAACGAGAAACATTCTATTAGGGTGTACTTCTAATACCCATTCTTCTCGTCCTGTGTTGTCGTTTCTACTGATTCTTTCTAGTGCGTTTATTTTCATAATCTTTGTTTTAAGGGCTACCGAAGTAGCCCGTTTAGTTAATGTTTTTATTTTGCGCTCGCTTTGTCTACTATTCTGTCTAGGATTCTTGTAGTCCAAGTGTAAACCTCATCTCTATCTTCTGGGCTTATTTGAACCTTTTTCCCGTTAGGCGCTAAGTTAAAGAAAGCTATATTACTGTATACTAAGTTAGCTGCTGCTAAGTCTACTACTTGCGATAAATTGCTTGCCTCATCCGTTTCTTCTAACCAACTGTTAAGATACTCTATCACACCAGCACTGTTAGTTGTCAACCCCTCTTTCTTGAGTTTGTAGGCTATTCTTATATCTGCTAATTTTTTTAAGCTATCTGCTTTTCTAAAGTTTACGATTGTTTTTTCTTCGTTTAAAATTGAGTACATAATTTCTTTGTTTTTGTTTCTACGAATATAGAACTTATTAACAATACAAACCAAATTTATTTACAATTTTTTTTATTTTTTTTTATCTAACTGCATAGCTTCCATAGTTTGGGTTCTTGAGTTGATAGGTTATAGCGTATCTAGCTGCGTCTATTAAGTGGTCAAATCCGTTGTCCTTTGGTGTGTTGCTTCTTGTGTCTAACCAGACGTAGTTGTTTAGTTCTTTGATTAGGTTCTTGCTATTAGGGTCTACTATTAAGTCGTAGTCTTGCATTATGGTTATCCCTTCTGCTACCGTTGTCTTTTTTATTCCCTTTATGTTGAGGTCAGATTTTAGTTCTGTGATAAGTCGCTTTTCAGCCGAGTCTGCTATAATTAAACTTCTACCTGCGTATTGCCTATTTAAAGCACGTATCTCGCTAGTTGTTAGGTTGTACTTATAGAAACACTCCTTTAGGTAAATAAGTTTGTTAGAAGTGTCTATAGATACCTCTACGAGCGTGGTAGGGTCTGTCATACCATAATCCTGTCCAAAGATGCTACTCATATGTGGTGCAAAGTCCCCTAGTGTCCAATTCTGAAATATAACACCCTCTGCTTTATTTAACCATCCCCCTAGCATAATGTGGTTATACCTTTCTGGTCTTCGTTCCTTCATTACGTTAGCTTGTTGTAGGAAAGAATCTGATAGGTGTTTTAGGTTGTCTTTATAAGTAGTGTGTATGTAAGTAGTGTCGTTCTTTGTTAGGTTGCTTCCCTCCCTTACGCCTTTGTCCTCAAAGAATCTTCTGTATACAAAGTGTTCTTTAGTCGCAGGGTTCATTATCAGAAACACTCTATTGGGTAAGTATTTGTGTCTTATAGAAAGGTCTATCTTGTCAAATATACTTTCGTCTGTAAGTTCTTCTGCTTCGTCTAGTACCCACGTAGAAACTCCTTGTAAGGATTTAAGATTAGCCGTTTGGTCTCCGCTACTTGTTTTGATTCCCCTAAATAATATCTTACTACCAGATTGTATGTTTACGATTTCGTCCTTTGTGATGTAGAACATACTTCTTAAATCAAGTAGGTCTATCTTTTCTAAGAACTCTGGTATAATAGAAATGTGAGCAGACTTTAACGTATACCTCGTAAATAAGATTGTGTGTCCTTCCTCTAATGTCAAAAGAAGTATAAGGGTAGTGATGTTAAAACTCTTACCGCTACCCCTACCTCCCGTTATTATCGTATACCTTGATTCTGATTGTGGGATTAGTTTGTATTGGCTCTGTAACTCAATCAAACTTTACTAAGTCCTTAAAACTCAAATTAAGACCGCCAGATGTTACATCTATGCTTTCTTTAGGTTTACCATACCTGTAGTTAAAATAGAGTTGTATGGCTCTCATATCTCCGTTTAGACATTTATCTCGTAGAATCTTTATTACCTCATCTGATTCTATAATGTTGTCTAGTCGTTCTATAAGTTTGCCTTCTGCGTCTTTAGGCTTTCTACCTGCCGTTTTATGTCCTCCGTTGTTTTTTCTACCGTCCATTTAATTAGAATTATTATTAATCCTCATATCTATATAACGAAAAAAAAGTTACATTTTAGACGTATGCTCCTCTTTGTGCCTTTAAAACCTTTGCCGTGAGTTCTATTTTTTTAAATAGTTCGTTTCTCTCGTCCATTGTTAGACCGTCTATTACTACGTTGTATCTTATGTTTTCTCTCTTGAGTTCTTGTATCTTTTCGTCTCTTTCCTCTATCCCTCTTAAAAGGTTCTCTATCGTTAATTTACGGTCTTGTAGCGATTGTTCATTAAAGTCCTCGTTTATTAGAACCTGTAGACAGTTGTATAAAATCTTGTATTTTTTTTGTTTTATCGCAAAAGGGAAGATGTTTTTTACATTGTGTATTACAGTTGCGTGGTCTTTGTTAATCGCTCTCCCTACCCTACTTAAACTATAGGAGTTTCCATCGTCTATAAGTTCTTTAGCTATCTTACAATAGACCGCCCTAGCGTATGTTACCTCTCTTCTTCTGTCTCTTTTTGTTATGTCTAAACCTGTCTCTTTTTGTATTAAGTTTACTAATACATCTAATTTGTTTATCATAGCGTTCCTCTTATTACGTAATCTTCTAAACTCTCTCCTTGCTCAAAGAACTCGTTATAGGTTTCTACTGCGTATTGTACTTTTCGTTCTCCAGAAAAATAAAACTCTTCTGATACATCAAAAATTCCTATGTCTAACGTCCCTTTGTCTATTACTAAAAATCTAAAGTCTTTGTAGTCTTTCTTAAATAACTCACAATATATAAAACATTGACTATCGTACCCGTAGGCTTTAGCTTTATAAGTTGGAAAGGCTTTTAGGTCTTGTGTGGTCTTTAAGTCCACTAGAGCGTTTCCTAGTACGTCTGCCTTTGCTCTAAACGGGTAAGCAAATATAAAATCTATTGCGGGTTTCTCAAACTCTGAACCAGATAATAAATCTACTGCGTAATGGTTTTTAAGTAGTGCATCTGCCATACGTTCTGCTTCGTTCTTTTCCTTAATCGTATAAACCTCTCCTAGTTCTATCTTAGCATCCTTATACTTTTTAGAGTTCTTGCTCTGTACGTCTACAAAATTCAGTTGCTCAAACTTTTGGCTCTCAAGTATTGCCATATGAAACAATCTACCGTTTCTTAGTGCTTGAGTTTCTCCGTTGCCGTACTCTGTTACATACCTGTACTTTTTAGGAGATTCGTTTAGTAGTTTAACCGAAGAAGAACTTAGTGCTGCTTTTCCTAAATAGCCGTAGTAAAATGTATCATCGTACATCTTTTGTAGGAGTTCTTCTTTGTCCCACGTTTTGTAATCTAATAGTGTCATATTCTTTGTTCTAGTGCGTGTATGTCTTTTGTTAGTATTTCTATTTCTTCGTGTAGTTTGCTTTGGCTTTCTTCTGCTTTTTCCTGTAACGCTCTAGCCTTTAGTAAATCACTCTCTAGCTGATTGATGATATACTGATACGTAAAAGCATTAGACCGTAGTCGCTCGGTGTAGATGTGTATCTCACAAAACCACCCTAACAAATTAGCTACGGCTTCTGTAGGTTTACGTTTTAGTTGTTCATTAAGTAAGGTGGAGACTTTATCTATATTGTCTGTGTATATCGCCCACTCTTTGTCTTCTTGTTTGAGTTGTTTAGTAACTCGTGTCTGTAGTTCTGTTGGTTCTACCATAATCTTTGTTTTTAGTCTTCGTAATGTCCTATAAAAAATTTCTCTTTTCCGTTATGTAATCTATATAACTTATCTATACTGTCTTGCAGTACTATTAGACCATCTGATATTTTTTCTTTTTTTTCTTCTATGTTCTCTTTGTTTAGTTCCTCTAAAGCATACTGAATTACTAAAGAAGAGGTTTCAATATTAATATGTTCCTCTTTACATATCCTATTAAAAGATTGTGTAATTTTTTTTATTACGTCATCACTGCTCATATTTAAATAGTTGTAGTTTATAGTTTTTGCTCAAAGAAACCGAAGTTAGCTTGTAACACCTCATTGATTTGCACCTCCTCTTTTAGTACTTTAAAAGACTTGATTACATCAAGAAGTACTTGTTCCGCTCTTCTACACTTTTTGAGTTCTAATTCTTCGCCAATCCAAGCATCTTTACTCATAAGACCTCTCGTGGCTGCTGCCGTTGTTGAATGTACGTTATCAAGACCTACTTCAAGAGATTCTTCAATAACGTTTAAAATTTCTAAGTTTTGCATAATAGTATTTATTTTGTCTAAGACGCTTCGCAGCGTTTCGTCCATTAAGGACTCGTCAGTTAGACTTTATTTTTGCTTGTAAAATATTAAATCGTTTTTTTCTACAAACTCTATAGCCTCGCTAACATTAGCAAAACCCATATACTCCATACCTAAAACCCTATTAGTTTTAGTATAATACTCTACACCAAAAGGAAGTGTTTTATTTTTCTTGTTGATAAAAATGTAATCTGTTGCTTTCATATTCTTTGTTTTTAATAATAATGCAATATAATACTTATTAACAATATCACAAACTTTTATAAACTTTTTTTAAGTACTACTACAAACTTTTTTTTAAGTCTTCTATATCTACGTTGTAGTTTATTCTGATAGCTTGACTTTCTTCTAAGTAGTAAATCTCTTTGTCTGTTTTGTTCTGATTCCACATCGTAGTCTGTGGGCATCTCTGTATGGTAAGGTCTGGTAGGGTGAGGTCGTTTAGATGATACAGATAGTTTCCTTTTGGGTCGGCTACAAAGTATAATCGTACTCCGTCAAATTCCGAAAGACAATCGTACTTCTTTTTCTCTAGCATTTTAGTCTCATAGTACTTTGTTCTAAACTTCATCTCTATCACACAGTCCTTTCCTTTTATGGTTTTACCTATACCATCGTAACAAAGGTTCTGGTCTCCTATCCATTTTATATCATATCCCATTACGTTCATTACACCTATTACGGCTTTCTCAAGGTTATCCCACTTGTTCATATAAATCGGTTAGGTTTTTTATCCATCGGTTAATCTGTTTCTTGTTACAACTACAGGGTACTTGCTTTGGGTGGTTAAAGTACTTTGCGTGTAAATCAGATACAACGTTTAACTGTTGGTAGGTTATGTTCTCTTGTCCTATTATTGGTTTAAATAGTTCTCTATCGTTTTCGCTCATTACAAGTCAAATTATTCAACCATACTTCTCGCTCGTAGCACCCGCAATCGTTCTTACCAAACTTACGGGCTATCCATAAGGCTACGGTATACGCATTACCAAAAGTTATCAGTTCGGTAATAGCGTGTACCATAGTCCCTAGTTTAATATAACATCCTATTCTCATAATAAAATCAGAACTAAAAATATTATTGCATAACCTAATATACACCCCACACAAATAGCTGCGGATAGTTCTATAGGTAGTTTTTTACTTGGAGTTATTCTTGCTCCTGTTACTAATTCTTCTGCTTCTTCAAATTGTATTTGTTTCATATTACTTATAATTTAGTTTTTGTATTAATAAATGTTCTATATCATAATACCTACACTTTACTAAAACATCTTTTCTGTTCCATTTTTTTCTCGTGTAGTATTTTAGAAAATCCTTCTTGCTTTCTGTAGTCTCCTTAACTGTACTTAAAATATAATTTAACAAATCTATTCTTTTAAAAACGCAAAATGATGATAATTCTTCAACATCAAAAACTATCCATTCTGATTCTCCCTGCAACCATCCTTTATCGCCATTTACATTTTTTAACTCCAACCATATACATTCTAAATGTCTTGAACCTTTTACATCAACTCCTTTATTATTCACCCAAAAATCTATATGTTGATATATGTCTTCTTCTTTACTTGATTTATTTATTATATTACCTCTATCAGATACAATTTTTTTAAATTTCTCCTCTACTTCTTTTCCTTTTTTCCAAGAGTAATCCCACCTTTCTTTTGATATTTTTTCGGTGTTATAACTCATATTATCTCTTTTAAAATTGCTTTTACTTTTTTGTATGTGTTGTAAAGAGAGTAGTAACTGATATTTGTTTTTCTTGATAGTTGGCTTATACTCTCTCCGCTTTCTATAATCTCAAAAACTTTCTGGTCGTACCAATACAATCCCTGTAAGGTCTTTAGGATGCGTTCGTAGTTCTTTAGATACTGTACCTCTATTTCGTTTTGTGGGTCGTTAAAGTCGCTTAGTTCTACTAAAATGTACTTGGCTTCTTTTCGCTTTAAATCTAAAAAGATACTCGTCAGAACCTTGAAGACATAAAAGTAGTTTATCTCTCCGTCCTTAGTAATATCCTTACCTTGTTTTATTACCTTACCAAGTTTAACATACATCTCGCCTACAATGTCCTGTGCCGTCCAAAGGTTACAACCAAAAGACTGCACAATACCTATCCATTGATGATGTTTTTTGTATGCTAATTCTAATCCGTCCACGTTGTAATCAAAATTCCAAATATGCCTAATAAGATTTGATGTCTATGCCATTCGTCTTCTACGTCTTCTTGGCTTGGATGATAATAAAGGTAACCTACCGAAAATCCGTACAAAGGAACAAACTGTATGTCATACCCTCTATTTCCGTTCTGTATTGTCATATTTTAAGTTTTTGCTATCTATGGTAAACCCTGTTCTATTCGGCATACTTCTTAATCGTATAGGGTCATCTAAGGTTGTTGGTTTTCCTCCTGTGTCTACGTCTTTTATTTTTCTTACGTGTATGTCTGTATATACCCAATCTTCTTTGTGTTGGGTGTACCTGTGTACCGTTAAGAAATCATCCGCCCTATTTCCAAACTTACCACCAGATTCTACATCCGCCATAGATGGTGGTATAGGGTGTCCTGCGTAATTATGTCCTTCTGGGTGTTTCTTTCTTAGTGCTTCCGTAACTGCGTGGGTGTTTAACCATATCGCTACATTAAATACCTTACTAAACAATCGCATCTCTGTGGTGGCTTGGTAGTCGTATTCGTGTGCGTTATTGGTTTTTTTAATCAGAGAGTTGTAAGGGTCTATTAAAAACCCGTCAAACTGCCATTCTTTATATATCCCTTTAGCTTCGGTCAAGAGTTCTTTATAAGTGTATAGTTTATTACTGTCTATAATCTTAAATCGGTTAGAAAAGGAGTCCGTAAATAGTTTTATATCTTTTTCGGGTATGCTCATCAAAGGTAATCCTGTATGGAACTCTATTATCTTTCGCATTATGGACGGAGATGTATTCTCTGAAGAATATATAAGCCACTTTAACTTATGCTTCCGTCCGTACAAGTACATTAAATAAAGAACCAAGTGCGTTTTACCTACGTTTGCGTGTCCCGTAATCACCGTAAAACCTCTTTTAAATCTAAAATAATCATCTACTTCCGTTACTCCTATTCCTAAACCTTCTTCTATTTCCCCTCGTTTTACCTTTACCAGATAATCCGATAGTTTGTCTTTGTTTACTAACATTTAAAACGGTAAATCGTCTTCTTTTTCTTGTAC